GATGATGCATCAAAGCAAAGTTGGTTTTGTAGTATCCCTCTAGCGTGTTATGGAAGAGGGCTATCCGAAAAAATTAGTTAATCCATTGATTAAAAACTCAGATTCAACTCCTGTCTCTGGATTTGTAACCGTAAATGTATGCTCTAATCTAGGAGTAGACTCAAAAAACTTTTGAATTTTTTCAAATTGAGTATTGGTCAATCCTTCTACAAATTGGACAAATTCTTTTTTAGTAGTAGTAGATTTGTCATATACATCCTCTTTATCAAAGATCTGATCAATACATTCAGCAATAATTTCAACTATACCATCTGTAGATGGAGTTTGACCCATAATAGATCCACTAATGAATTCAGTCCAAGAAGGATACTTCATAATAACACCAAGTTCATCATTTAGCATGATTTTAGGGTCATGTCCTTCTGGTTTGCTGACTTTAACCTCAGTCAGATTCAGATTATACTTAACTTGCGTTTTTTCGTCATCTTTGCAAGTTACATTCATCTGTACAATTTCACCAACAGATACAGCACGAATTTGAAGGAAAATATATTCCAAATCAAACATTGCTAGATCTTCTAGTTTAATTCTTGACTGAATACAACCCTTTAAAAGAGACTTAACAGATTTTTCAATTTCTTTTTCATCTTGTGTTTCTAAAGCTATTAGAAGTACCTTTTCTTCCTTTACAACAAAAGGACGATATCTCAATTTTTTCCCATTAGAAGGAATTTCCAACTCATAAGTTGGGAGAACAACTTGTGGCAACGCCATTATATTAACTCCAAGGTCATATTTATATTTAGCGACTTTTTCAGACAAAAAAATGCGGGAATTTTTTTCCCGCTTTTATGGAATTGAAAAATCAATTTTTACTTTACCTCATAGCACCAAACTCTTGACCTGGTGGTGCTGTGTTTACATATGCTTTTTTAGTAGGATCATTATAAACAATACGATGCTTGCTGTAGTAAAACTGTGCTGTAACTTTTGTTATCGCTGCAGATCCAAATTGTAGAGGAACTGCATCAATAGCAAAAGGCCATGCTCTTTCCATTACATATGTTATTGATGATCTCAATCCATCTTGTGCAGTAACTGCAGAGTAATCACTCCCTTTAGAAGGACCTAATTCTGTTTTAGTTACATAAATGTTTGCACAATAACGATCTGGATAATTTAACTGAACAGTTCTATTGTCTGCTCTCTGTACTGTTCTTGCATCATAAGGCGTAGAAGCACCTGTAGCTGTTGGAGCTTTATCCATCGCACCTAATGGTGAGTCTTTGGCATCATCATATTCACCAAATATTGAAGCATACCATTGTTGTAAAAATATTAAAGGCGTCATAGAAGCATCACATTGGAATCCTAACTGCATTTCTGTGAATATTCTTGTATGTGGGTAATTTACCTGACCCTCACCCATATATCTACCCTTTATTGTTCCAGTTGCTGTGTTGACATTGGGTAACTGTGCTTCATCACATAAAAATTCAAATAAGTTACCAGTTCCATCTATATCAAACTTGACCACAAAGTTATTGCTCAACGACATTCCGCCGTTGGCATTCATTGTTCCTAAAAATTTATCTATTGACACGCTAAATACCTATGTTGGTACATTTATATTTATGGCGTATTCTGGGATTTATAAACCTATCAATCCCAAAAAGTATCGTGGCAACCCAACTAGAGTAATATACAGGTCACTTTGGGAACGAAAGTTCATGGTGTTCTGTGATAATAATCCCTCAATTTTAGAGTGGGGATCAGAAGAGGTTATAATACCATACAGGGCACCTGATGGTAAGGTGAGACGTTATTTTCCTGATTTCTATATAAAAGTCCGTGAAAAGACTGGAAAAATAACTAAGTATATAATAGAGGTTAAACCTAAAAAACAAACCCAACCACCGAATGAGAAAAATAAAAAAACTGCTGCCTATCGTAATGCTGCATTAACATACGCAAAAAACCAAACTAAATGGTCTGCTGCTCGTGATTATTGTGAAGACAGGCAGATGAACTTCTTAATACTAACCGAGGATCATTTAGGAGTATGAACAAATGGCAACAGGATTCGCTGCTATCCAGCGTAACACAATTACCTCCACGTCTGGATATAAAACACTGTTTGAAAAAATAACAGAAAAAACAAAGGGGGAGAGAAAAACATTTTCATGGTATCGCTCTGCTGTAAAGTCAGAAGCAAGTAGTTACAACAAAAATTTTAGTAAGTATATATTGAATGAAAAGAGTGATGATGTAGGTGCTGTACAAGATCAAGACGAGAATGAACTTCGTAGATACCCTGTACAGGGGCACTTGTACATGTTTGAGTACAAAGCAAAGATGAAGAACTTGAAATATTATGATAGATTTCCATTAGTATATGTTTTAAAAGCAACTGGTAGAAGTGAATTTTGGGGATGCAACTTACATTATATGACACCAAAGAAAAGAATATTAGCAACTAGAAAGTTAATGGAAGGAAGAATTGACATACCTAAGGCTTGCCTTCATAAATACCTTCAGTCTAATGTTGAAGGTTTAATGATTGATCTTGCTTCTACTGAATGGGATACTGCTGTTCTTCTTCCTACAGAAGACTTCGTTAAACCTGTTGGCACTTCATCATTTCCTATTCCAAAGGAAGATGTTTGGCAAGATACCAAAGACACTTTCTATGACAAAATTAGAGGACAAAGGTCAGTAAAAGGTTACGGAACAAAACAATCTAGGGAGATGGCGATCTAATGGGAATGTTCGATAAAAATAATGCTTTAGGTACAATAGATGGTGATGCAGTACCTAGACTACATAGAAAAAATTTCTTTGGTGACTTCACTGGTATAGATGTTGATAATTTTAACTGGGGATTTGGTGGAGGTGACATTGAATTCACAGAGGGAGAGTATAAAAATCAAGTTGCTTATGATGCTCTTCTAGGTCAATTTTATAAGTGGAATGGAGATCGTTGGGAAGCAACTAAGGGAGATGAGGCATTAAATTTATACAGAAATAGAAATGAATATCAAGCAAACCAAGTTGATGGTATTAACCAAGAGAATTTAGCATTCAAAAGTTATCAAACAGCAATAGAACCAGAAGGAAAAACATCTGTTAGATACCCAAGCAATGTTAGTACTGGAAAGAAATCTGATTATGTTTTGTTTGATTTCTTTGATTACCAACCTCCATTTAGAGATAACGCAGCATTTGCCTCTGAATTACCAGAAGGAGTAAGAGCATCGAAAGTATCAAACTGGAAATGGGGAACTAATAATAAAGATAAAAGATTATTCGTTAATGAAACTTTAAATCAATACAATAGAACTGGAAACTCAGCACAACTTTATAAACGTGATGATACAGGACAATTTCCTCAACTTATGTTATACATGCCAGATGATATATCTGACACATTAAAGGCAGATTGGGAAGGAAAAGCATTTGGAGCAACCACTGCTGGTATATTAAGTTCTGCTGGCACAGATAACTTTATACAAAAAATAAAAAATGCGGGTAATACTGTAGGAAAAAATATTGACAAAGCACCTGTTGAGATGGCAGCTTCCTTAGTTACTAATTTAGCAAAAGGAATTACAGGAGATCAGATAAACACAGGAGATATTTTTGGTGGTATTTCTGGAGTTATTAGAAATCCAAATGTGGAAGTACTATTCCAGAAGATGAATCTTAGAACCTTTGATCTTACTTTCAAATTAGTTCCTTATAATCAAAAAGAAGCGTATGCTATTCAAAAAATTGTAAGGACGTTTAGGAAATGTATGTTGCCATCATTTAGTTTAGGTGGAGCACCAGTTCTAGGATTTGGAGAGAGTGATACCAAAGATGTAAATGAAAATAGGGCGTTAGAAGCATCATTTATTAAAGTTCCAAAAGTTTGTCAAGTCACATACATGAGAGGACCTGGACAACATCCTCATTTACCAGCATATAAAATGTGTGCCATAACAGATGTAGCAGTTAACTACACACCTGATGGAAACTACGCAGTCTATAACGATGGTATGCCTGTTGCTACTGAATTGAAAGTTAGTTTCATGGAGACAAAACTACTGTTCTCTGAAGACGTTGATATATACTGGCAAGGAAATAAAAACACAAACTCTACTTCATAAAGATGTACTTTTCTATAACTCCTAACATACTATACGATGAAAAACCAATCAGTTATCCTTTCTCAACATCAGATAGAGTTGTTGCTAAGAATTTCTTTCGTAGGTATAAATTAAGTGATGACATATTTTCTTACGCAGTATTCTTTAACAAGTATGCTATAAAGGAAGGTGAACGTCCAGATATATTAGCACAAAAAATTTATGGAAGTCAGTATTATGACTGGGTTATATTATTGACAAACAACATGGTCAATGCACAGTATGACTGGCCATTGAATAATTATGAACTTACAAAAGTTCTAGAGAAAGAATATGATGATCCATATAATGAAATACATCACTACGAAACTGTAAAAACTGCACAATATCCCGCTGGTTTACGTGTAGATAAAGCATTTTATGATAAACAACACAAAGTAAATATTAATGGCACGATAGGTATCGTACCTGGTGTTCAATTATGTGCTGGTATTACTGTTGCTGGTCACTTTAATAAAGAAAACGAAAAGAAAAGAGAGATATATCTTTTAAAACAAGGATACCTTAGATCATTTGTTAATGATTTCAAAAAACAAAATCAATATAAAAAATCAGATAATTATATTGGTAAGAGATTAA